CACAATTTCGCTTTCTACATTAAGGCCGACGGCAAGCTCTACGCCATGGGCTTCAATGAGAGCGGCCAGCTTGGCGACAATTCCGCCACCAACCGCAGCACGCCGGTGCTGGTCGGCAATCTCGGGCTCACCGACCCGACCAAGGTGATCGACATCTGGGCCTATGGCGCCCGTTACGGCGCGGGCGGCTTCGCGCTCACCAAGAACGGCCAGTTCTGGGCATGGGGCAGCAACGTCAATGGCCAACTCGGCCTCGGCGACACCAACAGCCGACAGGCCCCCGTCCTGGTGCCGGGCGTCGAGCATGTCTCTCAGGTGGTGTCGCCGACCACCGGCATCAGTCAGGCCACCCAGTACCACTACAACAGCATTCTGCTGCTGCGGCACGCCTCGGCCGCCGACCGCATCGCGCGGCGCAACGGCTATCCCATGGCCGCCGGTTGGGGCGGTTCGTTCATCGGTGCGCCCAACGCCGCCAATCCCACCACCGTTTTCCGGTATGTGGGCTTCCCGCCGAAATACCACGGTCGCATCCGCCGCATCGGCTGCTCGGGCTATCACGACGGCACCGCCAATGCCGAGCAGGACGCCTACGCCCTGGCCATGGACGGCACCGTCTTCGCCTGGGGACCGTCCAGCAACTACGCGCTCGGCGACTGGATGAACACCGGCACCACCTGCCCGCAGCCGCTGAAATTCTGATCGGAGAACATCGCCATGAAGGTTTACGCCTACATTCCGGCCAATGGCGTGCATTGGCTGCCGACCGCCCATTACGAATCCCTCGGCCAGTGCGGCGGCAAGCATTACTTCGCCATCCCCGATGACGAAGCAATCCCCGAACAGCCTGAGGAGATCGGCTTCGGGCCGATCACCGATGCCGACGAGCTGCGTCAGGTGGTCGAGACCGCGCCCTATTTCTTCCGCTGGCGCGGCAGCGCCGATCTGACCGCCGAGGCGGCCAAGGTCGGCATTGTGCTGGAGTGATCACCATGGCTGCGGAACAGCCTCCGGACATATGGGCCGGCGTCGCCACCCAGTATGTCGGCGCTTGGGGGCAGGCTGCTCCCATGGTGCAGATCGCCGCCATCATCGCCGTGGTGATCGTGGTGGCGATCCTGGCCTGGGCGTGGTCGCGAAAGAAGGCGGGGCAGGAAACCACGGGCATTCCCGTCGAAGCCTTCGCCCATGTGGTCGAGGAGCAAGCCCGCCAGACCGAGGCCCTGCGCTCGGCGGTCGAGGGGCTTTCCGAAATCGTCCACGAGATGCGCAAGCTGCTGGAAACCCGGACCTTCTGCCCGTTCCCGGTCCCGACCTGCACGGCCTCGGCCAAAGACGCCGATGCCTGACCCGTCTCTCAGCCAAGCGCTGAGAGAAGCTTTCGCCTCCTCCCCATCGGACACGGTGATCCTGGACACGCTGGAAATCTGGCACCCCAGCTTCACCGAGCCGATCCGGGTGGTGCGCGACCATGCCGATCTTGTCGCCCGGCTGGAGTCCGGCGCACCCCGTGACGGTGGCCGGAAGGTCACCTTCACCGCCCTGGCCTTCGACTTCTCGCCGCCGCCGGTGGATACCGCCCCGGTCCCCGAAATCACCCTGTCCCTCGACAATGTCGGCCGTGATCTGGCCGACGCCCTGGAAGCCGCCGCCACCAGCCAGGAAGTAATCGAAGTCACCTGGCGGCCTTATCTCTCCACCGATCTGGAGGGGCCGCACATGGATCCGCCGATCACCCTGACGCTGACCGAGGTCGAGGCAGACACCCTGCGGGTCACCGGCCGCGCCCGCATGCTCGACATCGGCAACAAGGCGTTTCCCTCCATCACCTATACCGCCCGGCGCTTTCCAGGTCTGGCGCGGTGAGATGAATGCGGGCTGCCGCCTGCGCCCGCTTGGGGCCTTGGCCCCAAACCCCATTCCCGAAGAGGCATTCGATGCATTGGGCTGCCGCCTATATCGGCTTGCCGTGGTCACCTCATGGCAGCGGGCCGGACCTGTTCAATTGCTGGGAATTCGTCCGCACGGTTCAGGCCCGGCATTTCGGTCGCGTCCTGCCCGACATCGCCAATCCCGAGGACATGCTGGCCATGGGCCGCACCTTTCGCGACCACCCTGAGCGTCGGCGCTGGACCAAGGTCGCCGATCCCCGGGAAGGCGATTGCTCCCTGCTGCGCCGGTCCCGCCATCCCATCCATGTCGGCGTCTGGCTCGATGTGGATGGCGGTGGCGTCCTGCACTGCGCCGAAGAAGCCGGTGTGGTGTTCCAGCGCCCCGACGCGCTCCGCCTCAATGGCTGGGCGGTCGAAGGCTTCTATCGGTTTTCGCCATGACCGCGCCCGCTGTCGAAGACGGCTCCGCCATCTGCGTCATCGTCACCAATCCCTTCGAGCCCATCGCCAGCCGCTCGGTCCACGCCATCGCGGCGGGGGTGACGGTCGGGGCCTTGCTGCTGGATTGCGGCATTGCCGAGGAAAGCTGGGCCGACGGGCCGGAGATCCGTATCGGCACCGATCCGGTGCTGGCGGATATCTACGCCCTGCGGGTAATCGGCGAAGGAGACATCGTCACCGTGATCCGCTGGCCCATGGGCGGCGGGGGCGGTGGAGGTGGCGGCAAGAACCCGCTGCGCACGGTGCTGACCATAGCCGTGCTGGTTGCCTCGATCTATCTGGGACCGGAAATTGCCCTGGCCATGGGCTACACCGCCACCGGCACCGCTGCCGCCATGGCAACCGCAGGCCTTGCCATGGTCGGCTCGGTGCTGGTCAACACCGTGATCCCGGCGCCCAGACCCTCCATTCCTTCCATGAGTTGGGGCGGCAGCGGGGCCATCCCGGCGGCCAGCCCCACCTACAGCTTGCAGGCCCAGGGCAACCAGGCCCGTCTCGGCCAACCCATCCCGGTCGTTTATGGCCGCCATCTGATCTATCCCGACCTGGCGTGCGAGCCCTACCAGGATTACGTGGCCGGCGACCAATTCCTCTATCAGCTTCACGTCATCGGCCAGGGCGAATACGAGATCGGACGGATCCGTATCGAGGATACGCCCATCTCGTCCTTCGAGGAGGTACAGACCGAAATCGTCCCGCCCGGCGGCGAGGTGACGCTGTTCGATCCGGATGTGATCACCGCCGCCGAGGTGGCGGGCCAGGAACTGGTGGCTCCCAATCTGGTGAAGACCGGGGACGATGGCTTCATCGGCCCGTTCACCGCCAATCCGGTGGACACTTCGGCGGGAGCCCTGGGCATCGACGTGGTCATGCCCCGCGGTCTCTATTACGCCAATGACGGCGGCGGCCTCGACACCCGTACCGTCCAGTGGCACGTGGCCGCCCGCCCGGTCGACGAGAACGGCGATCCACTGGCCGACTGGTCGGTGTTGGGCAGTGAAAGCCAAACGGCTGCCACCAACTCCCCCATCCGCCTGTCCTTCCGCTACAGCGTCAGCCCCGGCCGATACGAGGTGCGCCTCAAGCGCCTGGACGACAAGGACATCGCCGAGCGGGCCGGGCATGAGATCCGCTGGGCCGCGCTGCGCGCCTACCTTGTCGGCCAGCCCGATTTCGGCGCCGTCACCCTGCTGGCGGTGAAGATGCGGGCCACCGACAACCTGTCGCAGCGGTCGAGCCGAATGATCAACGTCATCGCCACTCGAAAGCTGCCGGTGTGGTCGGCCGATGGCGGGTGGTCGGCTCCTCAGCCGACCCGCTCCATTGCCTGGGCCTTCGCCGATTCCTGCAAAGCCCAATACGGCGGCAAGCTGGCCGATGCCCGCATCGACCTGAAGGCTCTGCTTGCCCTTGATGCCGTCTGGTCCACCCGCGGCGACACCTTCGACGCGGTGTTCGACACCAGCATGACGGTGTGGGAGGCGTTGACCCGCATCGCCCGCTGCGGCCGCGCCGTGCCCATTCAGCAAGGCGGCATCGTGCGGATCATCCGCGACCAGCCCCAGGCCATCCCGGTGGCCATGTTCGGGCCGCGCAACATCGTCAAAGGCTCGTTCAAGCTCAAATACGTCATGCCGGGGGAGGACACCGCCGACGCGGTGACTGTGGAGTATTTCTCGTCGCGCACCTGGAAGCCCGACGAGGCTACGGCAAAGCTGCCCGACAGCAGCGGCGACAATCCAGCCAAGGTCAACCTGTTCGGCTGCACAGCCAAGGAGCACGCCCAGCGGGAAGGCCTCTATATCGCGGCCAACAACCGCTACCGCCGCCGCTTGGTGACCTTCCGTACCGAGCTGGAGGGCATGATCCCCACCTATGGCGACCTGATCGCCATCACCCACGACATGCCCCGCTGGGGCCAGGGCGGCGAGGTGGTCGGTCACCAGGGCGACGTGCTGGCGCTGTCGGAGCCGGTGGAATGGACCACCGACGCGGCGCACTACCTGGCCCTGCGCCGCCGCGACGGCGGGCTGGCCGGGCCGTTCCGAATCCAGGCCGTGCCCGGTGATCCCACCCTGGTCCGCGTCCTCGATCCCCTGACCATCACCCCCTATGTCGGCGGCTCCGAAGAGCGGACGTATTTCAGCTTCGGCCCCGGCCAGGCCTGGGCGCAATCCGGTCGCGTCCTGGGCATCCGTCCCCGTGGCGAGCAGGTGGAGATCGCCGCCGTCGCCGAGGATTCCAGGGTCCATGTGAACTGACCCTTTCCCGATTTTTCATCCCCACAGCCGCCCTCGGGCGGCATTTTTGTTGGAGACAGCCCATGACCAAGGACTGCGTCGTGCCGCGCGGTATTCGCATGAACAACCCGGGCAACATCAAGGAGATGCCCGGCGACAAGACCCAGTGGCAGGGCGAGCGGGCCACCGATGACGATCCGGTCTTCGAGGAATTCGTCAGCCCCGAGGCCGGCATCCGGGCACTGGCCCGGATCCTGGTCGGCTATCAGCGCCGCTATGGCCTGAAAACCGTCGCCGACATCATCAATCGCTGGGCGCCAGGCTGCGAGAACGATACCGGGGCCTACATCGCCCACGTCGCCTCCCGCCTCGGTGTGACGCCCGATCAGGCCATCGACGTCACCCGGCCGGAGACCATGGCCGATCTGGTGGAGGCCATCATCCGCCATGAAAACGGCCAGCAGCCCTATGCTCGCGAGGTGATCCTGGCCGGTGTGGACATGGGCCTGGGGAGGGCCTGACCATGAAGCTGCTCGACCTGATCGGCGATGCCGCCGCGATCACCGCCAATCCCGTCGTTGGGCTGGCCAAGGTGGCGCTCGACGTCGCCCCCGATATCGCGGGCCTGTTTGGCGATGACGCCGAGAAAGCCATCGGTAAGTTGGCCGACACCGTCCGCGCCGTCACCGGCACCGAAGACCCCGTCCAGGCCCGCGAAGCCCTGGCCGATCCCACTCTGGTATTCCAACTTCGCTCCCAGGCGCAGACCTTCGCCCATGAGGAGCGGATGCAGCAGATGGCCAATGCCATCACTACGCTGACCGCCACCTTGGGCGACCGTCAGAACGCCCGTGCCCGCGACACAGAGTTCATCAAGGCCGGACGCAGCAACACCCGCGCCAACGTCCTGCTGGTGACGGCGGGAGCAGGCATCGTCGGCGGCATCGCCTTCATGGTGTTCGGCCACGTCGATGGCAACACCGCCGTGGGCGGCTGCATCATCTCGGTGGTGACCCTACTGGCGGGCAAATTCGCTACCGCCTTCGATTTCGAGTTCGGCGGCTCGGCGGATTCCGAGCAGACCCGCACCTTGCTGGCGCAGGCGCCGCCCATTGGCAAATAGAACGGATCAGATTTCGCACAACGCGGCCGACCTGGGGAAACCCAGGTCGGCCGCGTTTTGCATTTGTGGTAGGGGAACAAGCTCGCCCTCCGGATCCCCCGCCGTGGAAGGACACGTCCAACTGGGCGGTGCGTCTCTAAGTATGTTTGGTCAAAAAGTCAGCAGCGTCCGTCTTATGGCGTCGACCATTACCGCGTATGATCGCGGCGGTTAACGTTCGGCACGCATCAGGGGGACGTAAGATGTCATGTGCACGGCATACGATCAGCCAGACGGCCTTGGCGCTCCTGCTGGGAGCTAGCCTTCTCGCGCCCCCTCTGTCGGCGGCCTCCGACCCGAAGCCTTCCGTCGAGCTTGCCCGCGGACTTATCGACGCGGAGCGATTCGAGCAGGCGGTCGACATCCTGAAGAGGCTGGACGGTTCTGTCCCCGAGGACCGGATCGCCCTGCTGATGGGCCGCATCTACCTGTCCCTCGGCAAGCCTGCCAAGGCTACGGAATTTTTCGAGCAAGCTTCCTTCGCCTCGCTGGATGATGGGGAAGCCCAACTTGGGCTTGCCGAAGCGAACCTCGCCCTCGGCAAGCTGACCAAAGCCCGCTCCGACGCAACGATGGCCCTCAAGGCCGATCCCGACCTCGTGGCCGCCCACCTGGTGCTCGCCCGAGTGGACCAGCGGCTGGGCAAGGCAGGCGAGGCCATGGCCCGTCTTCGCCGTCTGCAGCAGGATCGTCCCGAGTCGGAAGACGTGGCGATCATCCTTGCCCGCTACGTCGCCCAGCAGGAAGGCCCTTCGGCTGCCGTTAGCGAGTTGGAGGGCTTCCTCGGTCGCTATCCGTCTTCCGCCATGGCCCACGACCATCTCGGCCAGTTCCTGTGGTCGGCCGGCAGAAAGGCCGAGGCGGTGGAGACGAGGACCCTTGCGGCCCAACTTTATTCCGAGCAAGGCCAGTCCGGGCGTGCCGATGCCATGGCCGCCTG